GAAGAACTTGCCAAAAAGGAACTAGAAACTGCTAAAATAAAGGCAGAAACAGATGCGAAGTTAGCCTTAATGCAAGAGCAGATGGCTACTATACTTGCTGCTGTTGGTGAAAAGAAACCCCGTAAAAAGACGGTAGCCACAGAGGAAGCCTAATATGTCATCAACAATGCTGCAATTAGTACAGCAAGTCACCGCTGAACTTAACTTAGCCGTACCTACTTATGTGCAAGGCAACACAAACCAAGATGTGCAACAAGTCTTGGCTTTGATGAACCGTGCTGGGTACGACCTTGTTAAAGAACACAATTGGCAAGCATTGGAGTTGGAATATCGGTTTTACACCACAGCAATAACCACAACCTGTGACACTATTGCCAATACTTACAATCTGTTAAATGTTGGCAATGTCACAGGTTTGGACAATACCTACTCAATCGTAGGCACAGCAATTCCGCAAGATACCTATGTGGAATCTGTTGCAGGATCAACGGTAACTGCTAGTCAATTAGCTTCTTCTACAAGCATTGGCGGTACTGTAACTTTCAGTAAAACCAAATATCCGTTGCCGCCTGATTACGAAACCGTTACAGATAATACCCATTGGGATAAGACAAAACATTGGCAAATGCTTGGCCCAGTTGACGCACAACAATGGCAATGGCTTAAATCAGGCTATATTTCGACAGGCCCTCGGGTTCGTTGGCGTATTCTTGGCAATGAGTTTCAAATATGGCCGCCCTACAATACCCTTGAATATTTAGGATTTGAGTACCGCTCTAAGGGCTGGGCTAGAAGTGCTACCAATGCTGTAAAAAACAGTTTTACCGCAGATACCGACACAACCGTACTAGACGATGCAGTTCTTGTTTTATTGACAAAACTAAAGTATTTCCAAGTTAAGTCGTTTGACACTACCGCATTGCAACAAGATTACAGCCGCTATTTAAGCGTTGCTAAAGCGAACGATAAAGGCTCTGCTACCCTATCGTTTGCACCGCAACCAAGTGCTGTGCTTATTGGCTGGGCTAATATCCCTGATACTGGCTACGGTAGTTAATTATGGCAGTCGCTAAAGGTCGGACAGCCGTAACTGCATCGCTTCCTTCCCCTATTGGGGGGTGGAACGCACGAGATTCTTTGGCTGAAATGAACCCACTCGATGCGGTTCAAATGGTCAACTTCTTTCCTACGCCTACCGATGTAACCCTGCGTAAAGGCTATACCAAGACTTCAACTGGCATTACAGGTGCAGTTTTAGCCTTGATGAATTACAGCAGCCCATCAGTAAATAAGATGTTTGGCTCAAATGCCACGAATATTTACGATGTAAGCACTTCTACGGCAACTGTAAGCCTCGCTGGTAATACGGATGGCAAGTGGATTCACACCATGCTTACAACGGCTGGTGGCTCGTTTATGCCCGCTGTAAACGGTGTTGATCCAATGGTCGTATATGACGGTACGCTATGGTCAAGATCAGCCACCACAAGCACCGCACAGACAATTAGTACCATTACAAGGGGTGGCACGGGAAACCTGACAGCGACCCTCGTAACGGCTGTGGCGCATGGTTTGGTGACTGGTAATACGGTTACGGTAGCTGGCGCAATACCAGCCCAATTTAATGGTACTTATCGAATAACCGTTACAAACGCAACGACTTTTACCTACACAATGGCAACCGCACCAAGCGGAGATGCTACAACCGTAGGCACTTATACCGTTAAATACTTTGTTACAGGGCTAAATTCCAACCAGTTTGCAAACATTAATCTGTTCAAAGAACGCTTGTATTTTGTGCAAAAAGACAGTCTTAGCTTTTGGTATTTACCCGTAGATTCAATAAATGGCGCAGTAACCGAATTTCCCCTTGGCGGTATCTTTAAAAAGGGTGGCTACCTGCAAGCAATGGGTACATGGACTATTGACGCAGGTTACGGGGTAGATGACCTAGCCGCTTTTGTTACCAGTAACGGTGAAGTCGCTATTTACAAGGGATCAGACCCTTCCGATCCTAATGATTGGGCGTTAATCGGTATTTGGAACATCGGACAGACTTTTGCACGTAAATGCTTGTTTAAATACGGTGGCGATTTGCTGCTTTTGACCGAAGATGGTCTTGTACCCCTATCCGCAGGGCTGCAATCTACCCGTTTAGACCCCCGTGTCAACATTACGGACAAGATTTTCTTTGCTATTAGCCAAGCTGCCGACCTTTACGCTGCTAATTTTGGCTGGCAAATCAATTATTTTGCCAAAGTTAATATGCTGATCGTTAATATTCCCGTAACAGGGGGTTCAGAGCAATATGTTATGCACAACATTACAAAGTCTTGGGCAAGATTTACCAATCTCAACGCAAATTGCTGGGAATTAAGTGGCGATGATATGTATTTTGGTGCAAATGGCTTTGTAGGCAAGTTTTACGACACCTATGCCGATGCAGGAAACAACATTACAGCTTTCGTTCAGCAAGCGTATTCCTATTTTGACAGTCGTGGACAGCAAAAACGCTTTACTTTGGTTCGCCCAATCCTACAGACCGATAACGGCTTACCTACCGTTCTATGCGGCATAAGTACCGACTTTGACACCGTAAATTTAACCAATCAAATATCGTTTAACCCGTCAATTCTGAATACAGGTGAATGGGATTTAGACACATGGGATAACGCCAATTGGGGCGGTGGTTTAGTAACAACTAAGATATGGCAGGGCGTAACTGGATTAGGTTATGCTGGTTCAGTTAGTTTAAATGTGGTATCTCAGCGCATTGAGTTTCATTGGGCTAGTACCGATTTTGTAATGGAGCGTGGGGGAATCCTGTAATTGCGATCAGTTACGACTAAAGATCAAAAATACATGGGTGATTGGCTGGTACGCATTTTGAACCATCCGTTACCCGAAACTACGCAATGTATAGGACAACTCAAAGACGGTAATTTAGTAGCAGTAGCGGGATATACCAACTTTATGCCAAAGGCTTGTGAAATACACATTGGCAGCGTTGGTGAGGATTGGGCAAGTAGGGATTTTTTGTGGGCAGTATTTGATTACCCCTTTAATAAATTAGGCGTTAGCGTTATACTAGGGCAAATTTGTGGCGATAATGAAGATGCCTTAAAATTAAACCGACACCTTGGTTTTAAAGTGGTAGCTGAAATACCTGATGCCCATATGGATGGGGATTTAGTAATTATGGCTATGAAAAAAGAGGAGTGTCGGTTTCTTAACATCCGATGCCCTCTAAACAAGGGAGAATGACATGGGTGGTGGTGGATTTTTAGGATTAGGCCCTGCGCCAAGCGCACCTGCTGCGCCTGACTATTCAGGAGCGGCTAGAGAAACTGCGGCAGGTAATGTGGAAGCTGCCCGTGTAGCTACTGCTGCCAATCGAATCAATCAAGTTACGCCATACGGCAGCCTTACTTATTCACAGTCAGGTACAGACCCTTACGGCAATCCTACCTATACCGCTACACAAGCATTGAGCCCCGATCAACAAAGATTATTAGAAAATCAAAATCGAATAAGTGGCAGTTTAGGCGATGTAGCTACTAAAGGCGTAAGTTATGTTGAGAATATGCTCAACACCCCGTTTAATACGGCAGCATTACCTACTACTGGTTTTAACCCTAGCCAGTCGTATCAAGATGCGTATATGCAGCGTTTACAGCCGCAGATTACGCAAAACCGTGAAGCATTGCAACAGCAATTAGCCAACAAGGGTATTGACATTGGCTCTGTAGCGTATGACCGTGCAATGCAGACACAAGCCCAGCGTGAGAACGATTTATTGGCTGCCGCTACGACACAAGGTTTTGGCGTTGGTCAACAAGCCCGCCAACAAGCCTTGCAAGAACAAGCCTATCTGCGTAACGAACCACTTAACACCCTATCTGCGGTGCGTACTGGTTCACAGGTGACAGGCCCACAATTTGTTAATTCGTTTAATCAAGCGACAACGGCTGGCCCTGATCTGTTAGGTGCTGCTGGTATGCAATACAACGCTCAAATGGGTGACTTTAACGCTAGACAAGCTGCCCAACAAAACTTCAATCAAGGTCTAATGGGTTTAGGTGCTGCTGGAATTATGGCTTCCGACATTCGCATGAAAGAAAACATTAAGCACATTGCTTGGTTACCTAATGGTTTACCCGTATATACATACGAGTACAAAAATGAATTTAAGGATCACCCATTAGCAGGTCATGGAACGCACACAGGCGTAATGGCACAAGAAGTAGAAGCTATGTATCCTAATGCTGTAATAACCCTTGATAACGGCTATAAAGCCGTAGATTACGGACAATTATGAACTCATACATTATGCCAATGCAGCAACCCCAAGACCTTGGCGGTTTAAGTCCATATTTTCAAAATATTGCACAGCAACAAGCCATGCAACAACAAGCTATGCAACAAGGTCAAGGGTTAACCCAAGCGGCTGGTCAAGTAGGGCAGGGTGGTGGCATGAACCCAATGGCTATGGCTGCAATGTTGCGTAAAAAAGACCAACCTGCGCCTGTAACAGATTACAGCCAGCCTATGCCCAATTATCTAGACCCAGCATACCAACAAGCAGGATATTGATATGGCACTCCCAACAATCAATCTAGGCGGTAGCAATTTACCACCCGAAATCTTAGAGCAACAACAAGCGTTAAACCGCCAACAACAAATGGCGCAGTTGTTAATGCAACAAGGTCAACAAATGCCACAGGGTCAAATGGTTAGTGGTCGTTATGTTGCGCCTAGTTTCTTTCAAAACATATTGCCATTAGCGCAAATGTACGCTGGCACACGCATAGCAGAACGAGGTGATAAAAGAGTTTTAGATTTAGCTGAACAACTGCGAAAAGGCAAAGAGCAAGAAACACAAGCAATTATGGAGCAATTAAAGCCTCGTGATGTGCAAACGCAAATGGCTGGGCCATACACAGGCAATGTGCCTATGCCTGTTGCTACACAGACTTTACCGCCTGATTTGCAAGCTGCTACTAATTTAGCGTTGCAATCTCGATTTGGTGCAGGTAAAGAGTTGTTGCCAACTTTAATCAATCGTGCGTTACCTGAACCAGTTAAGCCTACAACTGATATACAAAACTATGAATTTGCTAGAAGTCAAGGTTATAAAGGTTCGTTAAATGATTTTAAAAATCAAATTAGCCCAATTGAAAAAGAGCGTTTAGCCCTTGATCGTGAAAAGTTTGAATTTGATAAAGCCAATAAAGCAAGTGGCAAAGATTTAACTGAATCGCAAGGTAAGGCTTCTGCTTTTCAAAGTCAGATGGTTTCTGCAAGCAACGCAGTTAATACATTAGAAGGTCAAGGATTTGACCCTACATTGTTTAAAAGCCAAACTGCCGTTAAATTGGCTGGTGGTGCTGCTAACCCACTTATACCTGTTGCTGCACAGCAATATAAACAAGCCCAAGATCAATGGTCAGAAGCGTATTTGCGATTTAAAACGGGTGCTGCGGCAACTGAACCTGAAGTTGTACGAAATAACCGCACATTCTTCCCTGTATTTGGTGATAAGCCTGAACAAATTGCTCAAAAAGCTGCCGCAAGGGAACAAGCAGAACGAGATATTGGTATTGCCGCAGGTCGTGGTTCTAATTTAGGCGCACAACCTATCGGACAACAACCTAAACAAACGCCAGTAGGAAAAAATGTATCTGTCCCAGCAGGAGTAGACCCTAAAGTTTGGAATGTAATGACCCCTCAAGAAAAGGCGTTATTTAAATGACATTAGAACAACAACAAGCAATAGCTTTAGCTAACGCTCGTTTGCGTTTGCAAGAGCCAGCAGAATTACCTGTTTCTCAATCTGATTTTGCTGAAACTGGCGGTGGCGCAGCCGTTGGCAGACCTGTTCGTGGTGTTCGTTTAAATGTGCAAGAAACACCAAGGCCATTAGAATCGTTCATGGCAGGTGCTACTCGTTCAGCAATTGATCCTTTAATGGCTGGCGCACAGTTAGTTACAGGCGGTCGTGGTGGCGTAAGCGATGCCGTACAGCGTTTAGCCCAAGAATCACAAGCCTATGAACAAGCTAACCCAGCTTCTTACATTGGCGGTCGTATTGGTGGTGCTGTATTACCAGCGGCAGGTGTAGCCAAAGGCGCAGGAATGATTCCTAGCTTTGCCCGTGCTAACCCTTATATTCAAGGTGCAGCAGTAGGAGCGGCTAGTGGCGCAATGATTCCTGAAGAAACAGGTTTGACTGGCGCACCAATGTATAAGCAGATGGGTGAAAATGTAGCTACAGGCACAGCTATAGGTACAGCAATTCCTGTAGTTGGGCGTGGCATACAAGCCGCTGGTTCAGGTATTCGCAGAGCTTTAGGGGTAAGCACAGGAGCAGGCGAAGAAGCTATTGCACAAGCATTAAGAGCAGGGCGTGAAGGAAATCAAACATTTTTAGAAAATATGCAAAGCAAAGTGCCTATAACAAATGTTTTGGATGATGCTAGAGTTGCATTATCTAAAATGCAACAAACTTTAGGCAATGAAT